TGCCAGCTTTTTTGAGAACGTCGTAAACGTTTTCGCTCAGCTTGTAGGTTTTCCCCACATCAAGCCTGTATCTCCGTTTCCCGATCACAGCATTGACATGCTCAAGTACACGAGCATTCACAAGTCGTTTGTCCTTGTCTGCCAAAATGGGATTTGAAATTCCCGGTTTTGGAGGAATGGTAGCCTGTGGCTTAGGCTGTGGAATAGGAGAAGGAGTAGGAGTTGAAAACGAAGGTGAGGGAGGAGGAGTTTCGGCTACAGGCTGATCCACAACAGGAGGAGTTGCTTCTGAAATCTTTGAAGGAGTGGGTTCAGATTTAACAGGAGCAGTAGCTTCAGGTTCAGTAATATCCTTAACCTTTTTGCTTGCACGTTTTTTTGAAGATTTGCGGAGTGCCATATTAAAGTTCTCCTTTTCGGTTGTTCAGTTAAGGGATGGGATCAGGGGGAGGATTGCTCCTCCCCCCTCTTTTACCTTCCCAAAAAATTTAGGCAGTCTCGATACGGACAATGTTCTCGTCGGTAAAGATCTTGGAACCCATGATCGAATACCACGCAAGTCCATGCCGTCTGCCGAATTTATTCTCAGTTGCTTCCCGAAGCTCAACAGGCAGAGATTCAGCGAATGCATAGGCATCGTCGCCAAACACCACAGCCTTGTAAATGTCAAAGGCAGATCCGGTTGTGGCTGTCATTTGAGTTGTCTCAATGAAGCGCACATCTTCAATACGCCCGATCTCGCCAATGATAGGCGGAGAAACCTGATTGCCCATGAAAGCGTATTGCTGAACGTTCTGCCACCGGGCATCATCACGAAGCCCACGAGCCTGATGAGGATGCAGGAAACATGCATAATAGTCATTGTTGATCTTGGGTGCATTGTTGGAAGCAAGAACTTCCACAGCATCCTTGATCGCCGCCAGATTCAGAATATCCGAAGAAGTAACAGCACCGAGAGAAGCTCTCTGTCCACCGTACACGACGTTGGTTCCGCCAAGTACGGTATCCCGGAGCAGTTCATCCACCACGTAGGCGTAGTCCCTGCCGAGCAGTTTTGAAGTGGAAGCGAGAACATCATCAAAGGATGAGCGCACCAGAAGCTCATGATTCCACACGCTGTTTCCGTATTCGTATACGGTCACGTCAATGTAGGAATCCGAGAGTGCCTTCGAGGGAATGTCGTCTGATTCGTTTATAATACGTCCACCTCTGCCGAGGTCGTTGTATTTAAGGAAGCGAACCTGTCTGCCGGGAGCCACGAGAAGTTCAGTCTTGCGAACAGCGAATTGCAGGAATTTCATGATCGGGAGAGCCTGGAACCGGATCTCCTTTGAGTACACTAACCTTTGCATGTCGGTCAATGCAACAAAGTCTCCCGCATTCTCAACTGCGCTATTAACAATGGGAGGCATTTTTTCTCCTTTCCGATTCTCCCGGCAAAACGGTTATGCAGGCATTTTCATCTTGAGTTTATTTCGGACTTTTGCGTAGTCCTCAAGGGACATATCCTTCATTTGATCAAGAGAAATTGCCTGATCCGATCCATCGGGTGTAATCGAGGTTTGAGAGTTAAGGTCTGTTGATTTCTTTTTCCGCTTATCAGCTTCAGCCTGAATTTCCGCCTGAGTCTTACCCCTGATTTCAGCATAACGCTGTTTGGCTTTTTCAATGGAAAGATCAATTTCCTCTATGGAATTTCCATTGACAAGTTCCGGGATCAGCAATCCACCAGCTTCAGCGATCCTCTGCTGTTTATACGCTTCCAAATCTTTCTTTCGGAGTTGTTCAGCAAAATCCGCTTTGAAGTTATCAAAGGCAGTATTCAAGTTTTTCTTTTCATCCTGAAGTGTGTTTATGGTTTCACGGAGATTCTTCAATTCCTCAGCAGTTTTTTCATCGGGCTTCTGCGTTTTAGGATCTATAGGAGGCTTTTTTTCAAGCTCCTTGATCTTGCCTTGAGTAGTATCTAACTGCTGTTGAATAGCAGTCATTTGCTCCTGTGCAGTTTTAGCCCGGTTTTTGTGATCCTCAATCTCCTGATAAAGCTTGTTTTTTTCCTGAGTACGCACCTGATTAGCAACATCATCAATGTGTTTTAACTGATCAGGTTCAAGGTTATAAGTCTCCTTGACGAACTCATGGGCGATCTGTTCCTTATTAATAACAGGTTTGTAGTCCTTTGGCAGAACAACGACGTTGCCTTGAGCATCAACGAGTTCTCCCTTGTCATTTTTGGTAAGTTGGATTGGATCTGGCATGGTTAGCCCTTTCTTTAAATTATATGGTTTGGTTTTCCGTTTTTAGCATTAGCAAGAAAATGGATTACTGGTTTTTAAGACCGGCAGCAGCAGATTTCCGATCCTCACCCGGAACATTCTGTTCCATCTGAGGTCTGCCAACAACGTTGGTCTTGCGGTCAGCATTGCTGTACATTGCCTGAGCTTTGATACCGCCTCGCCCAAGATCACGCTGAGTAGCTTTGGTCTGCAAATTTGCATTACTCCGATCAGTAGGTGTTTGATCGGTTAAGGGTTGTTTTTGCAGATTAGGCATATAAACGCCCTCCTCCGTTAAAGTGAAAGTTTAAGATATTTGATTACCTATCATAATATAAGTATAATAAAATAATTATTTTTTGTCAAATTTTTCATTCTTGGGGGGGTTTGGGAGTATTTTGAGGTTCAACATCCTGATTATCTCTTTGCGTTCCTCCCACATTCCTTATAGGCTCTCGTTTCGTCGAAAAGCCCCCGCTTTTAACAGGTCTATTCTTCTTAATTTCAGATCTGATACGATCAATTTCTTCCGGTGTCCTGCCAAGTTTTCTGAACGCTCCTTCTTCAGATTCAAGCTCAAGTTCAAACAGAGAACGAATCTCATTGAGTAAAAGAATCTCATCACGAGGTAATGGGCTAGGAAAATTAATATGAAGATCCTGCATGGGATTTTCTTTTGCCAAATCAGGAATAAGAAATTCTTCCGCAAGCATTTCATCTGAAACCTGATTAGCCTGTGGTAAAGCATCCATCCATTTCAACAGCTTAATCACCTTACGTGTGATATCGCTGTAGAATTGCCCATAGGTTTTAATTTTATCTGTGCGTACTTCCATTAAAGGAAGATTCTGATAATGGAGAGCAATACCTGATGTATTGGAAATGTTTTGTAATTTTCCCAAAGATTGTTCCGGGATTCCAGAAATATCATGCATGGTTTGGAGGCAATCCTTAAGGTACGCCTGTGTAGCAGGAAGATCAGTATTCATCGTAAGATTAAAAACATCTCCATCTTTAGGGATGCCACTCCAAATCTTGCGTGAAGATTTATCAATGTTCTTCAGCTTTGCGCCCTTTACAACAGTAATGGGCTGTTCCATGTAATCTATAATCTCACGCATGGATGAAGAAACTTCATTAATTTCTGTATTAAGTGTCACAAGATCCGTTAGATCATCCATTCCCCAAAAAGAATTGGCAACTTCATAATTTGAGCCATGCACAACAAGAAGCTCATCTTCGATAGGGATGTCATACGCCCAATCTTTAATTTCATTTTCCAAAACAGAATCATCTGAATTTTTAAAAAAACGTACAGTCCCTTTCTCACGATCATGTATTTCTGCAATGTATTCTTTTGCGCTTGCAGTTCCATCCTGATTAACGCTAGGATGTCTGATTTCCACACGAATAAGTTTAAGAGATTTATCAAATCGAGGGAAACACATTGATGAATCCAGAGGTGTAAAAGAGATAGCTTTTACGCCTTCATCATTTTTAAAATTAATCCTGAGCCACATATCCCCGGTAACAATTCCATTTAAGCCCAAGTTGGTAGCTATTTTCTTGTGGTTATTGATAGCCCAAACTTTATTAAGCATTTTTGCGAGCTGATCAAATTTTTCAGGAAGAATAACCATAAATCCATTGATGTTGAGAAAGCGATTTAGCTTGTTAGAAAAAGCCTTGATATAATTTTTGGTAACACGTTTGATTCCATCTTTTCCTTCAATGATCCAATGCTTTCCCAAATACATTCGCCAGTGTGTAAAATAGCGATTTAGCCTGATAGTGTCTGCGGTGTTTAGATCATCCCTCATATAGAGGGCAAGGCTCATTGGAGTTAGATCAAGCTCTAAAATTTTGGAAGCAGAAATTTGATCAGGTGATCCGAAAACAGTAGTAAATTTTTTGTCCCTTAAATCATCCATTAATGTTCCGGACATTTTATATCTCCTTATGCTTTGTGAAAAACAGTATCAGAAAATGCGTCACTCGCACAATCAATATCTACAATCTCATCGTCGTCAAAATCTGCTCCAAAATTTGCAAGTGCAAGTGAATCACAATAATCATCGTGGTATCCCTTACCATCAGGTGCATGACAGTCAATATAGCCTTTAGATGTGTCCTTTTCAAGATCCATGAACTGCTGAACAAAGCGTTGACATCTATAATCCTGCTGTGCGGATTTAGAATATGGAAAGAATAAACGTCCTCCTGTCATTTCAATAGCTAGTTTGCTCCACAGATCTGTATTCTTTTGCTTTCCGCTAAGATTTACAGCCAAGACAGTACAGAAGGAAGGGGCATTCGCTTGTAACAATTCTGTAGCTACCTGTCCCACGCCAGTTTCATCAGAAACAATCAGATTAATGTTGAATTGATATATTCTTTCTATAATTTCATTAACCTGTGATTGGTAAGATACGCCAGAAAATTCCTCCCATGCAATGATCTTCTTTAATGCCCTGCCCATTGGATCTGCATTGGATTTATCCACATCCATGACAGTAAGTACAGAAGAATCAATCTTCTTAGCCCAATCAATAGCCCCCACGGTAAAATTACCAATAGATGCTTCAAAGATATCATAATCTTTTCCACAAGCTCTTAGCTGTCCTTCACCAATAAACATCCCTCGATCTTCAAGCCATTCCAGAAGGAAGTTCATTCTAAATTCATCGTTGTCTATTCCACCATATTTGGTAATTTGTTGAGCTACATAATTTTTATATTGAGGATTGTATTTTTGAACGATATGATAATCATATTGAAAATGATTCTGGATTCCATGTTCCGTAAGAAGCTTTCTGTTAGCTTTTATATTCCTATGAAATACACCTTTATGTAATCCGGGGGTTCCAATTTGAACCATAGTTCCATTATTAAAAGCCAACATGGGTTCAATGGATTTGAGCATTTTATAATCACTGATATCTTGGGATTCATCACAGATAATCAAATGCCAAGTTTTTCCTTCTATCTGTGCTCCCTCAGAAGCAGTATAAGCTCCGATCATGGATGAGAAAATGTTATTCCTCATCACAATATTTTGCCCATTGAATGTGTCAAAGTTTAATTGAAAATCAACATCTTCAAGAATCTCAAGACCTCTATTTGACGTGAGCATTCCTTTGATTCTATTGAACGCCAGTTTAGCCTGATCATCAACAGGTGCGTAAATGCCTATGAGCATTCCATCTTTGAATCCAGAATAGCGTTGTACGCCAAATTCATCAGTCCAGTATCTATTAAAGCGTGGATCATTTTTAAAGATAGGTTGATTAGCCAGAGTAGGAAGAATTATTGCACAGGCTGAGCAGACTTCAGCAACAGCTTCAGTCTTTCCAGATTGCCGAGAAAATAATCCAGTTAAAGTAGCTCCATCATTTTCCAATAAGGAGTCAATAATTTTCCTGATAAATTTTTCTTGGTAGATAAAGAAAACTTTTCCTGATAAAGCTTCACAGAATTTTGAAACAATCTTGAC